TGACCATTGACTTGACAAAAATTGTCAATGACCTGACCAAAGGCAGCGACATAATGGAAAGCATAGCAGAAGTGCAGAAAAGCATTGATGAAATACAGATGAACGAAAACGGACAAGCTGTTGACCTGATTACTCTACTCGGTGACCGCTTCGACAACTTGGAAAAACGTAGCAAGTCCGAAATCAAAACCATTGGTCTGCCAACCGGGTTTACCAAATTGGATAAGTACATTGGTGGTTTTGTTCCCGGTGAAAATGTAGTGGTGGCTGGTCGGCCGGGAATGGGTAAGACAGCTTTTGCAGTCAGCATTGGTATTGCCCATGCAAAGCTGGGTGGAAGGGTTGTTATGTTCAGTATGGAGATGTCAAAGGAACAACTTGCAGACCGCATTCTTTCATCACTTGGAAGGGTAGATAATTTGAAAATACGAAATGCTGATGTAAATGAATTTGAACTGGAACGGATTGCAGATGAACTGCTAAAAATGGACATTAAATTTCAAATCGAAGACAGCACAATGCTTGACATAGCCCAAATCAAAACCCGAATTAAGACAATGAAAGTAAAACCCACGCTGGTTATCATTGACTATATGCAGTTGGTTAAAAGCACCGGGGGTAAAAATCGTGAGCAGGAAATTGCCAACATATCCCGGCAATGCAAACTGATAGCCAAGGAATGTGGATGCACCGTGATGCCATTGTCGCAGTTAAACAGGGGAACGGAGGAAGGCAACAGCCGCCCAAAATTGGCAAACCTTCGTGAGTCTGGTGCGATAGAACAGGATGCGGACACCGTGTTATTTCCTTACCGCCCTGATTATTATGAAGCACAGAAGAATGGCGGCAACCCACCTGAACTTGAAGACGCTGAACTGATTATCAGCAAGTGCCGGAACGGGATGACCGGAACGCTGCAATGTAATTTTATGGGTAAAACTGTTGAATATATTTTTTAATTAAATATAAATAACTATATTTGCACCATGAAACATAATTTTAATTATCAATGGACATTAAAAGATTCTGTATTTAGTAAAGATAAAGGTAAGGTATTTAGTTGTTTTGCGTGTGGTGGTGGTTCAACAATGGGATATAAGTTAGCTGGGTTTGATGTATTGGGATGCAACGAGATTGACCCTAAAATGATTGAAGCATACAAAGCTAATCATAATCCAAAATACGCTTATTTAGAGCCAATACAGACATTTAAATTAAGAACTGATTTACCTGATGAGCTTTACAATTTAGATATTTTGGATGGTTCACCACCTTGCAGTAGCTTTTCAATGGCAGGGAATAGAGAGAAAGATTGGGGCAAAAAAAAAGTATTTAGGGAAGGACAAGCTGAACAAGTTTTAGATACATTGTTTTTTGACTTTATTGATTTGGCTAAAAAACTACAACCAAAAGTAGTGATTGCAGAAAATGTAAAAGGTTTGCTTTTAGGTGATGCAAAAAGCTATGTAAGACAAATTTATACGGAATTTGATTTAGCTGGATATTATGTGCAACATTGGTTATTAGATGCGTCTAAAATGGGAGTACCACAACGCAGGGAACGAGTATTTTTTATTGCGATGCGTAAGGATTTGGCAACTCCTTTTTTATATCAGGAGGATATGTTTACAGTTGTGCCGAAATTGGACTTATTTTTTGATGAGGAAGAAATAAATTTTGTTACTATAAAAGATGAACAAGGTAGAGAATTATCCGATAATATGAAAAAAGTTTGGGAAAGAAGGAAAATAGGCGATGCGGATATGAGAGCGGCTTATTTTAGAGATTTTGGTAAGGAAAAGTATTTCAGTCAAAATTTTATATACTCAAATCAAGTAAGTAAAACAATAACAAGCCACGAAGATAGTTTAGTATTATTTGATGTACCAAAATACACAAGTATCAATGAAGTTTGTAAAATAGGTACTTATCCTTTAGATTATAATTTTGGCAAACTAAAGCCACATTATTTAATTGGTATGTCAGTACCTCCTGTAATGACTGCACAAATAGCAAAACAAGTATATGAACAATGGTTATCAAAAATTAAATAATAGAACATGAGAATAAAACTAAAAGCACCACAGCACAACAGCAGGACAACATTTAGACGCAGCGAAATTGAACGATTGAAAGAAGTAATCTACCACCAGTCAATACGCATCAACGAACTTGAAAGGATGCTTAAAATGGACACATTCAACAAGGATGAATACTACATAAAAGCCGCACACATGGCAATTAAATCTGTATTCACACATTATCAGCCTGAATATATTACCATTGAAACCCGTAAGCGTGAAATCGTGGAAATGCGTCAGATATTCCAATGGTTATGCCGCAATAAAATGACACTTTCGTTGCACAAAATCGGTCAAATATGCGGTGGCCGTGACCATTCAACAATTATCCATTCATGTAAGGTGGTTGATAACCTGATGATGTATGATAGAAGGTTTGCTAAAAACCTTGAAAGCGTGAGAAATAAGTTTGAGGAGTTTTCAGAACAGATATGAAAGAGTTTTATTTTGACCAGCATTCAATAATTTGTCCGTGTGGCAAAGAAATAAAAGCAAAAGGTTGGGATAAGTTTTGCGAAATCAATCCCGAAAGGTTTTTGTTTTTTGTTGGGACAAAATTTGTCCTAATCACTTATCATTCTTGCATGGGTGCTTATGATGAATATGATTTCAAGAAAATTTTGATACAAAAAGTTATTGATGACAGTCAAATTTTTGATTACTACGAAATTGTAAGAAGTTCAAACCTAAAAGATACATTGCAAGATTTTCGCATAAGAAATCAATCTTTGAGAAAAAACATTCAGCAAGTCAATTATATTTATTCTGATTTATGCGGTAAAGAATATGCAATAACTACACAAGTAGATTATTTGGACTGGCTCTGCAATCAGGATGATATTGATAAAAATTATACCGAAGCAAAAAACATGATTACAAAAAATCAATATGACTGGTTGCTTCCACAATTACAAAAACTATACATTGCAAATAAGGTTTACAATGAAAACGAAACCGAATATTGCAAGAGTATTGACCACATAATACAAAAAATCAATCAATACATAAAATAAAATGGAAACTACAAAAAAAGTAAATTCAAAAGAATTGCTCAAACACGCATTCAACATGATGATGATGTTGAAATCAAAAGCTATTTCAGTAGAAGAAGCAAAAGCACAATCAAATCTATTAAAGCAATCCAACAATCTGTTAAAGTATGAATTAGACAGGGCTATTGCGGTGCAGAAATTTGAACATTTAGAAATTCGTAACATTGAAGAATAGTTTTTTTAAGTTTAATTTACTATATTTGCACCATGTTAATACTCGATATATGTTTAAGTGACCTCCCCAGCGAGGCAATCACCACAGCCAAGAACGGAAAGAAGTACATCAAGCTCGTATGTGCTGAAAGAAAAACCGAAGGAAAGTTTGGCGAAACCCATTACATTGCCCTGTCGCAAACCAAAGAAGAACGGGAAGCGAAGAAACCTGCAACGTATGTGGGGGGCGCTAAAAATGTAAGTTACAAAAATGTAACATCCGAGCCGAAAGTAAGTGCAACAAATGACCTGCCATTCTAATGAGAGATAAATTTGAACGTGCTTGTGATGAAATATGTGAGATGCTTATTCTAAAAAATAATAAGTACGGCAATTCAGCCCTTGAGCCAACACGGATATTCAGCAAGGCATCCACCACCGAGCAGTTGCTTGTCCGCATTGATGACAAATTGAGCAGGATTAAAACAACCGGGATGGAAGCACCTGACGAGGATACTTTGAATGACCTTATCGGCTACCTAATTTTACTAAAAATCGCAACGAAATGACACACGAAGATAAACGCAAACACTTTATTGCACACGCCCGTAAAGGAATGAAAATGCAGGTTGTGGATGCCTGTAAAGGTGTGGCAAGTTATGCCACCGTGATAAAGGCATTGAATAACCCCAGCAAGTACAAAAGCAAAAAAGAGCAGCAGGTAATTGACACAGCCTTTGAGATTGTGAATGTCAACTGAAACACGGGGATATAAAACCATTGTTTACTGGAAAGGTGAGATGCTATCATTTGAGCCAGTTCCTGATGAAGAAGTTGAAAAGACGCTGAAAAAATATCGGAAGAAAGGATTTAACGCAGAGCCGATTTCGGATGACCTGATAAAAAAAATTGCAGAAAAAGTTTTGTAATATAAAATTTTATACTATATTTGCATTATGGAAATCACATTTAAGCAAACCACAGCAGGCGAATACACTGCCGAATTTGAACACGATGACGTACTTTTTCAGATTGATTGGGAAGATGACAGCAATACCGTGTATATCTTCCAGCAGTTTGGCTTTGACAATCGTAAGTTGATTGCTTTGCCAGTTGAAACCCTTGAACCTATAATCAGAATTTTAACACAAATCAAAAATAATCAAGACAATGAATGACATTTTAACCGCACCAATTCAGCCAAACGAAATCGAATGGCGGGTGCAATCAGTCACCAGCACTGGCAAAATGATTGTCGTGCCGTACATTAACAACAGATGCGTGATGCAACGCTTTGACGCTGCCTTTGGGTCGACAAATTGGACATCCGAATTTCGGGAGATAGGCAATGGCTTTATTTGCCGCTTGACCGTCAACGTAGATGGTCAATTTGTCTACCGCGAAGATGGTGCATCCAAGACCAATATCGAACCTGAAAAGGGCGGAATATCCGATGCGATGAAAAGGGCTGCGGTGCAGTTTGGTTTGGGTCGCTGCCTGTATGACTACCCAAAAGTATTCATTGAGTGCAATGAAAAGTATATCCCTGATTGGGCCCAAGACAAACTGACCAAGCTGGTTGAGTGGGTTAATCTCGGTAACTTCAAGGAAGTAATAATATTGAAGCCATGATGGATGTAGTTAAATTGATGTTTGATGTTGAGGAAGGCAACGCATCCGCTTTGGATGCGTTCTGCCACCTCACCCGGTTGGAAAAGCAAATCAAAGCCGCCAAAGAACAGATACAATCACAGGCCATTAACGAAGCACAGATGTACGGCAAGACGTTCAACCACATGGGTTTTGAAATTCAATGCCGTTCAGGTGCAGGCCGATGGAAGTTTGACCATTTGAATGAATGGGTTGTTGAGAAAAACAAAATGGCCGCCATTGAACACGCTGCAAAGTGGGCTTATCAGTCCATTGAAAAGGGCATCACTCCCATTACGGATGACGGGGATATAATTGAACCTGCTGTGTATGTGGCAGGAAGTGACACCATAGCATTAAAGGAGATTAGCCATGCTGATTAGACGTGAAATTCCGAAGTCAATAGAGAGATGGCTACCACCTTGCGAAGAAGAAGTCATTGAAGCACAGCCATACGATTACAGCCAAATGCCTGATGACTTGCCCAGCGTTGATGATTGGTTTAAAATCAGGGTTTGGGTTGATGAAATTGAAGGCAAATCCCTGACAGGTTAATGTGCTATAAAATGCACTATATCATTTAAACAATGTCAAAAGTGACATAATGTATATGAATAGTGAAATATACCGCACTTTATGTTAGCACTCGGATTGCTGTTGTATATTGCCCCTGTAGTTCTTGCATTCATTGACTTTTTGGTGGATGTTAGCAACCGCAGGGGTTAACTACTTTTATAGATAGATGACTAAAATTGAAATCGTCAAGAGCATAATGCAACAGCATATGTTCGAAGGGCAGCTAATGTTGCCAAAACAAACCCTCGCCAAGTTAATTTACGAACAAAATCCCGGTGTTTGGAATAGCCCTGATGCAGTACGAACACTCATAAGGGCTTGTACTGGTTCAGCCACAACAGGACATTCAAAAAAACACAGCGAAAATATGCCCGGAAAATCTACTATTGAAGAAGGCTTAAAGAAATTTGGCCTTTACACAAAGCTTCCAGTTCGAAAAGATGTGGTGCTGCCATCAGGCAAATACCTTGTCATGTCGGATATCCACTTCCCGGAGCATGACCCGACAGCAATCCAAGCATCTTTGGAATACGGCAAAGAAAAAGGTATCACAGGCATTGTCCTGAACGGTGACATCATTGATATGTACATGGTGAGCAGATTTCTCCAAGACACAAAACGGCCCAGCATTCGTGAGGAATTGATAATGACACGCAACTTTTTTGAATTACTACGTGAGCATTTTGCAGACATGCCCATTTGGTATAAGTTCGGCAATCACGAAGAAAGGATGCGACACTATTTGCTATCCAATGCCCGTGCCATTGAAGATTTGGATGGCATAACTTTGGAAGAACAACTGCATCTTAAAAAATATGACATAAAAGTGGTGTTCAGGGAAAGAATAAAAGCCGGGAAACTTGACATCCTGCACGGCCACGAATTTCAGAAATCAATTATGGCTCCCGTGAATCCGGCAAGGGGTGCATTCATGAGGGCAAAAAGTTCCCTGCTTATCGGCCACCATCACCAGACCAGTTCACACCACGAAAATAATCTCAAAGGTGATGAGATTGTTTGCTTTTCTACCGGATGTCATTGTACCCTGACTCCCGAATACAACCCCTACGGCTACATTAAACAAAATCATGGGGGTGCAATCGTGACCGTGCTACCCAACCGCAACTTTCACGTTGAAAACTACCGCATCATAGAGGGGAGGGTGTACTAATGTTTCACACGCCTATTTGCCTTGAAGTCATCGCAGGGGATGAAATGGAAGATGCACTCTATGAAATGGGGATTGCACCTGCTGAAACTGACCTTTACAAAGAGCCTACATTTCCCGTGTGTTTTTATAAAATTGACGCAATGATGATGGATAACCGCAGCACCTTAAAAAAGCCATTGACAATTATTGTCTGCGGAGAATTGACATATCTTGTCAAATTCAGCCTTGAATATATGATTGAATTGGTGCGGTTGCACCGATAGTTTTTACTCAAAGCATTGAGTAATTTTGCTCAACCGAATGTGCAAAACAGCGTGAAATCTATGGTCTGTCCCTGATTAAATCGTTTCACAATCTCGAACCAGTGCCTATCTGGAACTACTTGACATCCTGCTGACCACTTATTTACCCAATCCCCCAACCCGGCACGGTGGAAATTTATCCCAAACAACCCAAACTGTGTAATTTTTTGGTCAATCTGCCTGTCTTTATTGCCATCCCGGTAAATGGTAATTGGCAAAACCTGCTGAAAATAAGGTGCTTTGCCCCATAAATTTGACCAATTCGCACCCGTTACAAAGCGGTGAGACCCGACAACTTGCTGTTCAATGGGTACTGCGGTGCCTGTTATACCGCCAACAGTGAATGGATTATAAATATAAAAGTCACCTGCGGTGGTCGAAGCAGGACAAACGTAGACAATTTGGCCATATTTGTACACCACACAGAAATCATCGAACTTATTTGTGAGCTTATCATCTGTTCGCAGCCATACAATGCCGTGATATTGTGGCAACCATTTGCGTTTTTTCAGTTCATTGCCTATGTAGTTGGCCAGTGCTTCGGTAGATTTCGGGCCGATAATCCCATCCGCTTTCAGGTTTGCCCCGTTTTTGTTCAATAGTTCTTGCAGTGTTTTCATTTTGCTATGAATAATAATGATGAAAGGATTGCCAAATTTCGCCACATATTTCGTTTCCTACGCATTTTATTGTTGTCTGTGATACATTGTTCCATTTGTTGCCTTTGAGTGCTTGTAATGGCTTCTAAATGCGTAATCGCACTATCCTGTAATTTAATGACCTGTGATTGACTATAAATTATGATGCTATCTTCTTCGATAATCTCCCAGCATAGGCGGTTTTCATCAATTATTGAAATGAGTTTGACCGTGTCTTTTTGCAGTTCGGTAATGGTCAGCGTATCGTGGACATATTTTGTCCTAATTTGACGGAGTGTTTTTACCTTTTCAGGTCGGTTAATAAGCAGCGCAGCATACTCGTTTTTTATGCTGTCAATTTCGGCTTGTAAACTATCTACCAGTCTTGTGTCTGCCTGTGGTTTTTCTGATACCGGGCATGACCTAAATACAAGCACACTGACAAGTATGCCAAAAAGCACAAAAAACCAATCATTTCGCTTCATCCTCTGCAAAGAAATTAGTCACGAACTTACCGATAGCACCGCACACACCTGAAATCAGCATCAATTTGGGATTGTCCAAATTCAGTCCGGCAATGAATAATGATGCAGCGGCAATGCTGTCACCCAAAACCCTGAAACGCTTGGGGGTGGGTTGGAAATAGTTTTTAAATTTCATCTTCCTTGTCCTCTGTATGGTTTTGCTGATTTGTGTTTGTTGGCTGATTTGGTATGTCTGCCCAATCTTCGCTTTGGCTTTGGCTGCCACTTTACTATCTCACTTTTTTTTGCCATTGAAGAACTTGTAAATGCCTATGCAGGATAAAACAAGGGCAGCGGTGAAAGATAGGAACTGCACAATGGGAAGCAACTTTGCAGCAGCCCCGGCCAACCATAACAGCCACGAACCAACGATGCTTTCGGACAAATTATATTTCATAAGATGGTTCAATAACTTCAAATTCTGTCGGCTGACCTAACACGGGCAACAATGATTCATCAAAAATAATGTACCAAAAAGGGGGTGTATTTAATCCTGCAAATCGGTAATCAACCCAATTTTGTGTAACATCATCAGGCGCAACAGGAATGCCATAATAAGCATCACACGCTTCACGTGCATTGATTGCTTCCTGTTCTGTTGTAAATTTATATCCGTTAATAAATGCCATAATAAGTGTTTATATTGCTTTCAATTCCTGTACGATTTGAAGATTGATTTGAAGGATAAACAATTATTTCACCAATTTTACCATTCATATAAAAAGAAGGTGATGTTAATTGATATACAACACCTATACTTGTTACTATTGTACCGGTCAAAGTGGTAGATAATGATGTTGCTGTTGTACCTATTGAACTATTGATATAATTACTCATAGTTGATGTTGCGCCTTGTATTATGCCTGTGAATAATGAATAATTTGTTGTTGTATATGTTTTAAAAGCAGTTGGAAAGGATGCCCCACTTCCTACCTGTAAATCATAACGACTATTTGCAATGTAATTAAAAAACTCTCGATTGTTGCTCGATACAGTTGTTGAACTTCTACTAAAAATTGTTTTTGCATTTGTATCTACGATACTTTTTATCGTTCCAAAAACAGAACCTGTTGCTAACGAATATGAGCCACTTGCGTTTAAAAAATCATTACTTCCATCAAATACAACAATGGGTACATTATTTTCTTTTTCAATTGTTCCTGCATTGACAATGCGCGGTTGATTGTTTGCTGTGCTTTGAGTGGCATTTCTTCCATTGCCGCTTTGGTCATACCAAGTGGTGACAAAACCATTTCCAGCACCGCAAAAAGTTGTTAATGCTGTTGTATCTAAACCACCACTTGAATTAAATCCAATGTCCTGCTCTGTGTTGTCCGATGACCTACGCACACGGATAGCACTACCCGTATATGCTGTGCGTAATAATCTCAAAGAATAAGCAGCAGCAGCACCTGTATAGGTATCAAGTACACCAATATATGGCTCACCACCTGCTACAAATGACCGAACACCTATTCTTATCATACGTTGTAAGCTACGATGCTGCCGCTTGTCAGGGTTATGCTGCTGAAATAGTCACCTTCGGGAAGCGAAATGAAAGTGCCTTGTTTCAGGGTGATGCCTGTCAGTCCGAGGGTTGTCATTACACTTGCCGCATTTTTGTCAAGGGCTGCGGAAACAACCGCATCTGCGTTAACGACAAAACCCTGCCAACGGCCGGTGTTTGCACCTGTTCCTGAAAGGACTTTGCAGCCCGTGAAACCACTCATAAATTCTGTTGCTGTACTCATTTTATTCTATTATTGGGAATGTTAAATTGTTGTTTGGTGTGTCGCAGTAGTCACGTAGGTTTGGACAATGATATTCGATAACGGCTGCAACTCCGCTAACGATGTCCGTTTGTGCATCATAAAATGGGGTGATGCTGTCATTGATTACCCATGTTCCGGCTATGTTGTTTCGGTAAACATAGCGCAGCATCGAATAAATATCCAACATAACCGTGTGCATATCGCTGATACGTTCTACCGCATCGGTGAAATCTTCTCTGTGCCTGTCAGCAATGGCAACCGCAAAGCGATAAATAACCTTGTCAACGGTCACCTGTGAACCATCAGGGAAAATCCGCATTAACGGATAAAGCTGCTCACCGCTTGTATTGATGTTTGGCTCAATATTTACGATGGTTGCCTTTATCTGCTTGTGGTTGTTTCCCGCAGTTTCCAGAGCTTCCAGTAGTTGGTTGATTGTTACCATTGAGATAGATTTTCAGTTTGTTTTCGTTTTTTGTCCTGACTTTATTCATGAAAAGAAACCACGTAAAAATTTGTAATCATCATCTTCACCCAAGTAAAACCCACCAAATAAATATTGGTTCTGTGGGTTAATCACGTCAAGACCACTTGCAGGGTTTTGATATTCGGGGAAAAGTGTATCGTTTTCGGCAAGATACAAACGCAATCTTTCAGCGTAGTATTCTGCCTTGTTTTGGTAACGCTGTTCAATCATGCGAAGTTGGTCAACATCCACAGCATTTGCGTTTTCTGCTCCACGACTTGCCGCTGACTTATTCATCATTTTGTAGGTCAATGGCAGCATTGAGTCCAAAATCACGTAATGATATAGGCAAGGTGCAACATATTTATTGACCAATGTCAGGTAGTTACCACCAAGCCCAGCCCCGTTGATGTCATCACAAATCTTGTCATATAGGGTAGAACCCAAAATATCACGGATATAAACATCCTGTGCGGTACGCATGGCAGTCTGCAACAACTTGCTATCAACATTCTCATCGATAGGGGTGTTTTTCTTGACATCCTGCTCACTTACGAAATATGCGAAATTAGCCATTTGATTTTCTCCTTACAATTCTTTGTTTCCATTCGTGACGGCAATGTGGAATATGCAAAGGTGGTTCGCTTTCAGGCACGGTGTACCACCCACCCCTGCGAAGCCATACGCTATAACCCAAAATTGCACTCATCTGGTCGATTTCTTCACGGGTGTATAACTTACCCATGTCCATCATTTTGATACAAAATTCACGGCTTTTCCCACCGGGTTGCAACGGTAGTGCATCGGGGTCTAAATCGTACTTGTATCGCAGTTCCAACTTGGGCAGTTCGGTATCGGCAATGTCACCCCTACCGATATCGGTAATTTTGATAGCATTGTTTGTCCAATTAATCTTACCGCTATCCTGCAACTGCTTCAAAATCTTGATGACTTCTTCTTCGCCTATTTTGGTTGCTGTGGATATGTCCTTCAACGTGGCTTTTTCATCGGAATTTACAACGGCCAACACACGCTTTTCTTTGGTGGTCAGTTCAAAAGTCAATTTCACTTCCTCAAATTCGCTTTCATCAGCACCGAACTTGGCAAAAGTTTCTAAATCATTGTCACTCCATTTGTGAAATTCGCAAGTGTGACCGTCAAATTTCTGCGCCTGAATGGTGGTGTTTTGAAGTCCGAGTGCTGCACGTGCTTCCTCACGGCTTACAATACCAAATTGATACAATGCCACGTAATCAACACCCAAGAAGTCGCTGTCTTTGGTGGTTAATTCAATACCGGGATAAACGTAATCCAAAGTATTTTCAAGGCAAGTGTCAATCTTTTCCTGTCTGCGGTTAACATATGATTTATGGAATAACTCATATGCCTCAATCATTTCGTTGCGCTGACCGAGTGCGCCTTCGGTTGCGTAGCCGAGCAGAATTTTCGGGAAGTTATGACCGATGAAGATTTCATCCTGTACCGTTTCGTTAAGTTGCAGGAATTGTTTGTCCATGTCGGAAGGTTGCAGGTGTGCAATTTCTGCCGACTTTTCGTTCATCTCATTGAACTGAATAAGCACACCACCTGCATTGTCGGTGCCTGTGGTTTTCTGTTTGAACTTCCTCTCAAAATTATAGGCAATCTCCTCTGTCGGTTGACCTTTGAACAACTGCACCAGCGTTCCGTTGGCAAACCCGTTGCGGATGTTGTTGTTGTGGAAGTTTGCAATCTCAACATCTATTTCAATGTACTGTAAGCAATGCTGATAAGGTGGCAATGGGTAAACACCCAAAGAAGGTGCATATTCACGGAAGTAGAACAACTGCACTTCCATCGGCTGCGCCTTGTTTGGATTGAAAGGCGCATAGTGCTTCATATCCTCATGCTTTGCCTTTTTCCAATCTTCGGCATACATATAGATTTCGTGGTCAAGCGTCCTGACATTGCTGAAATCTACGTGGTAAAGTGCAGAAATTTGTCCCACTTTGTTGTAGTGTACCTCGTAGGCAAACCCATTGAACAATTCATAGTCCAACGCTAACTTATTTTTGAACTCCTGAATACCCTCATAAGGGTTCACGTAATCAATTACCTTAACTGCGCTGGGGTTGCCATCCACAAGGGTTTCTTCACCTGCAACAAAACGGGCTTTCTGCCGTACAATAGCCCCATGTTTTGGGCTGCGGTTGTAAAATTCAAGTAAGGTATCGGGAAAATCGTTCTTTTCCCCATAGGTCACGATGCCTTTATTCTTGTTTTCCTTGAATTTAGGCAACTTTGACTCCGTGAAATTTATGCGTAATAGGTCGAAACTCATCCGATGTGGTGTTGTTTAATGGTGGTGTTCACTTCGTGGTCGTTAAATGCGGTGTGTGATGCGGTAACATAAGCCAATCCCCTGTCAATTTCCTGCGATGCAAGTAATGGATTGGTATTGGTGGGGGATGTTTGTGCGTATAATGCCCAGTAATGTGTACCTACGGCCAATGTTTTTGCGGTGCTGCTGCCCTCTACAAATGAAAATAACTGGTATCTGTTGGGTGCTGTGCTGGTATCGGTTACAATAAATGCCTTTTGTTCCTGCGACATTTCGGACTCAAACACCAACAGATAATACACGGGAGAAACGGTCACCTTTTCTCTGCCTGTGATTATCAATTCGGGTGTTCCTGCTTTGGTTATGTACAGCATCCTACCTATATAAGTAGGTCGGTTTCATGTTAAACAAAAAAGGCCGGGAAAACCCGACCTTCTTTGCATGAAAACACTATGAAAAAATCAAAGACCCAGCGAAGTTACAACAGCCGCTTGAACTTTCAAAGGCAAATCAGTTTCTTTGTGCAAGAAATTTAATACATGACCTTTGAAGTCACCGAACGCCTGTCCGAAGTTGGTTTCACTCTGCTGCAACTGAACACCATAGTCAGCACCCAGCAGCCAGTAGTCACCACTTGCATCAAGGGCAATGGCTAACATTCTGTTTTGAGCAAGGAGTTTAATCTCGTTGCGCTGTGCGGTAGTAACTTTGTGCAGACGGGCAACAAGGTCAGCTTCATAGAACACAGTTCCGTTTTCAGTTGAAGGGATGGTTCTCCAAGTCATAGACCCGGTTTCCTTTTCAAGCTCATATTTGAAGTAGCTTTTGCCACCACTCAAAGTGTGGGCAGAAACTTCGCCTGATGATTTGGTTAATGTTGATTTGGCATCGAACTCAACGAGCCAAATATTTTTGATACCTGCGGCTGCGGTTTTGCAGTCAAGGGTAAATCCAGTTGTTAATACACAAGCCATATTTTTTTTGTTATTAAAAAAGGGGGTGAGGT